TACGGAACACGTTTTGAGTGGTATCAAACTCTTGTTGGTAAGATTCAGAAGATGTCTAATGAAATACATCGTTTGACTCTACGTGGTGGCGCTAACTTCGTCGTTTGTTCGCCGAAAGTTGCTACGGTCCTTGAATCATTGCCTGGCTATAACAGTGCTCCTGGTGACGCAGATGCTGCGAAATCAGATTTTGCTATGGGCGTATCCAAAGTAGGACAAGTTGCTGGACGATATACGGTTTATAAGAATCCGTATATGGTAGAAAACAACATCCTCGTTGGATTCCGTGGTAGTAATTTCTTAGAAACAGGTGCTGTGTACAGTCCTTATGTACCGCTTATCACAACCCCGTTGGTGTATGATCCTTCCGATTTTACTCCACGTAAAGGTGTGATGACACGTTACGCGAAGAAAATGATCCGTCCGGAATTTTATGGAAATATTAAAGTCAGTAGACTTGATCTAATATAATCTATAAATAAAACCTAACGTATAATAAGAAGGGGATAGTTAATTCTATCCCCTTTTTGTTTTTATTATTGATATATTTATAGATAGGAGAAATTATATATGCCAAAATTAGATTATGCTTATTCAGATCCATCTGGCGCATTTGTAAGTGGCCAAACACCATATGGTACTTATGATGCCGATTCTACATTTCAAACCGATATTCAATCAGTAACTAAATGGGTTGCTCGTAGGTTAGGGTATCCTGTATTACAATTAGAAATACCAAGTGGTTCGATTTATGCTTGTTTTGAAGAATCTATAAGCGAGTATTCACAACATATTAACAATTATAATATAAAAAATTGGATGTGGGAACAATATGGTGAAAAGAAAAGAATATCGGGTTCATTAAGTACTGGTTCTTTAGATCCAGTATTGCCTACTCACGGTCCTTCTGTAACTTTATCAGAAAAATATGGTCAATTAGCTAATATGGGAGGTAATGTAGATTTAAAAAAGGGATTTATTACTTTATCAGGTTCAGCCCAAGATTATGATTTACAAGATGTATGGGCATCTGTAAGTGAAAGTGGTAAGAGAATTGAAGTTCAAAGAGTATTTAATCATATGCCATCTTCAATTACAAGATTTTATGATCCATATGCTGGTTCATTTGACCAACGGCAATTATTAGATGCATTTGGTTTTGGTAATGTATCTCCTGGTATATCATTTATTTTGAAACCTATTTCTTATGATTTGGCAAGAGCAAATGCAATTGAGACATCTGATTTGGTTAGAAAAAGTGCTTATTCGTTTGAGATACATAATAATAATTTAAGAATATTTCCTAAACCACAATCAACTGATAGTGGAGAAAAGATATGGTTTGAATATTATGTAAAAGATGATATTAGAAATACTAATCAGATTAGTGGTTCAATGCAAGGGGGGATATCTGATCCATCAAATGTTCCATATAAGTTTATAACGTATTCGTCAATAAATGCTCCAGGCAGACAATGGATTAGAAAGTTTACTGCTGCTTTATCAAAAGAGTTACTGGGTATTATAAGAAGTAAATATAGTGCTTTGCCAATACCAGATGCAGAAGTTACACTTGATGGTGATGCATTAAAAGCAGAAGGTCGTGAGGAAAAAACGCAATTACTTGAAGAGTTAAAAGAATTTTTGGATTCTGTATCTTTAACAGAAAAATTAAGAAATGAAGCAGAAGAAGCAAATGCTCAACAAGAGGTATTATCAAAAGCACCTTTACAAATTTATATAGGATAAATAAATGGCTACTACAACGACACCATTTTTTATTTCACAAAAGGAAATAAATGTTATTGACCATTTCAATGAAGAATTGATAGATGAAATTGTAGGACAAGCAGTTGATATTTACAAGATAGATACTACTCACACTAAAGATAATATTTATGGTGAATCTACGACTAAATATTTTAATGTGGGATTCAGAGTAAATTGTTTAATACGATATAATGCGCCAGAAACCAGTCAATTTAATGAAGTAGGGCCAGATGTTAATTCTACAATCGATTTGATGTTTCAGAGAAATAATTTAGCAAGTGGTTCGTTAAACTTTTTTCCTGAAGCTAGTGATATTTGTGATTGGAATGATACTTATTGGGAAATAAATGGAGTTACAGAACCACAATTAATTGGTGGGCATCCCAATTTTAGTCATGCTATTAAAGCTACAGCACACAGAAGTCGTTTATCATCATTGCAAATTGAAGAGAGACCAAGATAATGGCTGTTGAAATGTTAAATAAAACACTTATGATGAAACAAAAGAGGTCAACTTTAGTTAAGACTGTTGAAAATGATGGTGGTGTATATCCTACAACTTATAATGTTTATGAAGCACCTAAGTCAGATAGATTTGATGAGATAATTGATTTATTAAAAAACCAATCTATTTATGGTGATGAAAAAAATATAACAATTGGGGCAGTTGATGTTCCAATCGAAAAACAAATTGCAATTGATGACGTTTCGACTGAAGGATTAAAATCTGAAGAGTATAAAAATACTCAATCGAGTAATAAATTATCTAAATTAAGGAAATTAAAACATGGCAATTAAACCTGTAACTAATCCAAATGCATTAAATAAGTCGGAAGTTAGTCGTGATGAACAAAGAAGTATTAGGTCTGAAAAGGGCAATGCAAAAGTTACTATCAAAAAACCAGGTGGTAGAGATGCAGGTAAAAGTTATTCAATAACATTAAAAGATATTGATACTGCTGTAATTAATCACATACGAAATATAATGAAACCCGTTGTGAGGGAATCTAATGAAATTATTAAAGTACCAGTTATGTATGGTAATGAAGAAAGGTGGAAATCAGTAAGGGGGCGTGGAGTTTTACGTGATAAAAATGGTGTTATTATTTTACCAGTTATGGTGATTAAAAGAACAAGTGTAGCAATGAATGATCAAATGCCTTTATCATTTGATAATGATGTTAGGGGTAAATATATAAGTGTCATTAGGTCAAAAAGTGGATGGAGTAAAAATAATAGATATGATAGGTTTTCAGTATTAACTGGACAAAAACCAGTTGAAGAGTTTGTTAAAACTGGAATGCCAGATTTTGTAGTATGTTCTTATAATATTGTGATGATGACTGCTTATATGGAGCAAATGAATGATTTGAATACCATATGGGTTGAACATCTAGAGACTTATTTTGGCGATTCAACAAGTTATAGATTTTTATCAAGTTTGTCAGGTGATATATCTGATGCAACTGAAATGGAAAGTGATGGTGAGAGAATTATAAGAAATGAATTAACGTTGGAAATAAAAGGTTATATGATTCCTGAATTTACAGATAATACATTTGGTAAAACCGCTGAACTGGTTCGTGGATATGTATCAAAAAAAGTATCGTTTTCTGAAAAAATTATATAATTATATATGTATATACAATGTATTAAATTAACCCTTAAGGAGTTACAAAATGGCAGAAAATATTAAATTTACAGAAGATGAGTTAAATTCTCTTGGAGAACTTCAAAATAATTATCTTAGAATTACAAATGCTTTAGGTCAAGTGTCAGTTGGGAGATTGAATCTTGAAGCACAAGAACAAGCATTAAGAGATGAATTACAATCTGCTCGTCAAAATGAACAAACTTTATTGAATCAAATTACGGAAAAATATGGCCCAGGTCAGTTAGATCCAACAACGGGAGTATTTACACCCGCACAAGAATCTGAAGAAGAATCTGAAGAAGAAACTGAAGAAGACTCTTAAAAATACCTGAACAATAAAAAAAGTCTCTTTTGATTTTTGTGTAATATTTATATATGAATAATTTTATGTTAATCTATATTTTTTCTTGGAGACTATAATGGCTGAAAAAATCGTAAGTCCCGGTGTATTTACAAATGAAATAGACCAATCATTCCTTCCTGCTGCTGTGGGCGACCTTGGTGCAGCTATTGTCGGTCCTACAGTAAAGGGACCTGTTTTAATTCCAACTGTAATTAGTTCATATAGTGAGTATGTTAATGTATTTGGTGAACTGATAGAAAGTGGTTCATCTAAATATCAATATTTAACATCTCATACGGCTAAAGAATATTTACGTCAAGGTGGTCCTTGTACTGTTGTTAGAGTTGCTGATTCGGATGCTGCTAAAGCTACTGCTATTGTACCCAGTGGTTCTTCAACTACTGCATTATTTACTCTTGAAG